CTAATATGAAATTAGCTATGGCTAAAAAATCTTTAAAGCAAAAGCAAGATGCGCATAGTGCATTAATGAGAGAATCTACAGATCTAACAGAACAGCCTCAAGAAGAAATTCCAATGATGATGAATCAACTAGCATTTATTTGCTATGCTGCTGAAGAAATTTCTGGTATGCTAAAGCTTAATAGCGACCCAGAAGAGTGGTTCCAAAATAAATTAGCTGCTACACATTCAGAAATGAAAACCTTGTATTCGTATATGCAAGGACAAAATCAGATGGACTACATGAACATGGGTTACGCTGATGATATGGATGAAGCACTTTCTCCTAAGCAAAAGAAAATAGACCATAATAAGAATAATAAGATTGATGGTGAAGACTTGGCTATGATTAGAGCTAAGAAGAATGAAGGTTTTGCTTCTGATGCACAACGCAAAGCAATCTGGGCATCTAAAAATGAAAAAGGTGTTAAAGAAGAACTTAAAGGCGATCAGCACAAGATTGATAAAAATAAGAACGGTAAAATCGATAAGCACGATTTTAAGTTATTAAACAAAGAAGCTGCTGAGCAAGTAGATGAAGGCCGTGGCGATGCTGTTATTAAAACAACAGCTAATAACATGGACGATAACGATAAGCATATCAGTAAATTGAAAAAAGCTGGTATTTTTGCACAACAAGGTGCAGGCGCTGGACATCATATTATTGTTGGTCAAAGAGATCATGAAAAGGCTAAAAAGCTTTTAGCTGGTAGCTTAAAAGAAGAAGTAGAACAAGTAGATGAAGCTCAAAGTCATCAGGCTAAAACTACAATGAAGCACATTAACAATCCAACTGCCGGTGAAAAGAAAGCAGCAAAAGATATTAAACCTGGTATAGCAGGTGTTGCTGATCGTATTGCTATGTTAGCATCAGCTCAAGCACGAGGCGCTTTAAAGAAAGAAGCAGCAGAAAAACCAGTAAGCCCTTTTGATTTAAAGAATTATAAGAGCCAGATCCCAACAAAGGCTGGTGAAAAGGCTGGTTTTGATTCTAAGAAAGTTTCTACGGGTACTGTCTATTCTAGAAAGCCGGTAAAAGAAGCTGCTTACGAAAAAGACATGGATGACAAGAAAAAGGTTGTTGTTAAAGGTGTTAAGGGTATGAAGTCAACACCGTTCACTAAGACATTTAGAAATATGGCTGCTTACGATAAGTGGTCTGATTCTGACGCGGCTGGTGATTACGAAGTTCAACACGTAATGCATGAAGAAGTTGAGTTAGACGAAGCATTCCAACAAGGTATTGTTAAGTTTAAAGATGGTTCATCATCGGTTCTTAAAAAAGAAGATGCCGACATTCTTAATAAACTTATGGGCGGTATGTCTTCTGGTAGCGTAAAGAAAATGACTGAAACTGCAATGAAAGATAAAACAGGATTTGCAGAAATTTTAGCATTTGCTAAAGAGGCAATGTAATATGGCTTGGGTAGTAGTTCCAGGATCTAACGGCATATGGGAATTTGATGATGCTGCAACTGCAGCTGACACATATGTAGATGCTAATGGAACTACTGCAGCTGGAATTAGAACGTTTACACCACCTGGTGGTAACCCACAATATACGTATGTTAAATGCAGAAAAGCTGGCGAAACATATGTTCGTGGTGAAATATCCAAGAATTATTATGACGCTAGAGTCTAATAAACGTAATTATAAATACAAATTAGAATAACAAAAGGTGCTTAAATGAAACTAATAACCGAAGTTGTAGAAGAATGCAGCTTTAAAACAGAGCTAAATGAAGCAACAGGCGAAAAGTCTCACTTCATTGAAGGCATCTTCATGCAAGGTGATATCAAAAACCGTAATGGTAGAATGTATTCATCTGAAATTCTTGAAAAAGAAATGAAAAGATATCAGAAAGACTTTATTAGCACTAAGAGAGCTCTTGGTGAACTAGGTCATCCTGACGGTCCAGCCATTAATGGCGACAGAGTATCTCATCTTATTACAGAAATGAAGAGAGATGGATCTAACTTTGTTGGCAAAGCAAAAATTCTCGGCACTCCAATGGGTAATATCGTTAAGACATTAATGGACGAAGGTGTTATGTTTGGTGTATCAACTCGAGGCCTAGGCTCTGTAAAACAGACAGCAGAAGGTATTATGGAAGTCCAAAAAGATTTCCATTTAGCTACAGTTGATATTGTAACAGATCCTTCAGGTCCAAATTGCTTCGTAAATGGCATTATGGAAAACACCGAGTATTTTTACGATATTGCTCGTGGAAACTGGTTACCTACAAACGTATCAGTTGAACAAGCAATTGAAGAAATTCAAGAAGAAATTGAAAAAGAAGTTAAAAGAGTAGTTCGTCGAGTAGACGAAAGCACAGCGGCTCGTTTGTTCGAGCGCTTTGTGAAATCGCTTAAAAATTAATTTATTATAAATAGTTAAGCATATAGAATATAACCTAAAAGGAGTAAAACTTATGACAAAAGAACTAGTTGAAAAACTTGCGTCTGATAACGGAGTCTCAACGATTGCAGACCCTGTAACCGGTGCAGGCGGAGCAATTGCTAAGAAAAAAGCGGATGTTAAAAAGTCTGTTGATCCAACACCTGGCAAAGTTCCTGGCGCACCAGGGGCTGTTAAAGAAGAAGCGGACGCTGACTCTGAAGTAGTTATCGAAGAAATTGAGATTGAGGAATCAATCGCAGCAATCTTCGAAGGTATGGATCTTTCAGAAGAATTCACATCTAAAGTAAAATTAGTATTTGAAGCAGCTGTTAATGAAGCAGCTACAGCAAAAGCTAACGAAATTATTGCAGAACAAACAGAAATTCTTGAAAAAGAAATGAAAGAATCTGTTGATTCAGCAGTAGAAAAAATTGTAGAAAATCTTGACTCATATCTCGACTACGTAGTAGAAGAGTGGATGAAAGAAAATGAACTTGCTATCGAAGCCGGAATTAAGGTTGAAATGGCTGAGTCATTAATGACGGGTCTTAAGACTCTCTTTGAAGAGCACAACATCGACGTTACTGATGAAACAGTTGACGTAGTTGCTGGTCTTGAAGAAGAAGTTGAGCAACTTAAAACTACTGCTAATGAAGCAATCAACGAAAACGTTGAACTACAAAAGCAAGTAGCATCGCTCAAAGCCGGAAAAGTTTTTGACGAAATGACTGAAGATCTTACTATCACTCAACGTGAAAGATTGAAAGTACTTTCTGAAAAGCTTGGTACTAATGATATCGAAGAATACAAATCGGATCTTACTACTCTAAAAGAATCTTTCTTTAATACACCAAAGAAAGTTATTGCAGAAGATGTTTCCGATGTTGAGCAAGAAATCATTACAGAAGAAGCAGCAATTAAGAAACCAGTCTCTGACTATTCTTCAATTAACGCTCTTGTTGCGTCGTTGAACTCAAGACAACAGTCAGCAAAACAGTAATTTTTATAAATAGATTCAGATAGAACTTTAATTAAGGAGATAGACAATATGGCACAGTCAAACTATCAAGCACTTGTCGAAAAATGGGGCCCAATTCTTGAGCACTCTTCTTTCGCACCAATCGCTGATCAACACAAGCGTAGCGTAACTGCTACTATTCTAGAGAACACAGAGCGCGCTCTAATGGAATCAGGCGATATTTCTGCTTCCATGACAGGTTTGCTTTCTGAAACTCCAACTAACGCTGTCGGTACAGGCGGTTATAGTTCTGGTTCTACAGCTACTGGTCCAGTAGCCGGTTACGATCCAGTACTTATTTCCCTAGTACGTCGTGCAATGCCTAACCTAATGGCATATGATATTGCTGGCGTTCAACCAATGACAGGCCCAACAGGCTTGATCTTTGCAATGCGTTCTAAGTATACAAACGCAACAAACGGTACAGAAGCTTTCTTCAATGAAACTAATACCGGTTTCTCTGGTGCAGGTACACACACTGGTACTATTCCAGGTACTGTTGCTAACACATCGTTGTTCTCAACTGGTACTGGTATGGCTACTGCAGCTGCTGAAGCCCTAGGCGACGGTAACGGCACTAACTTTGCAGAAATGGCTTTCTCTATCGAGAAAGTAACTGTTGCTGCTAAGTCAAGAGCTCTAAAAGCTGAGTACACTACTGAGCTTGCACAGGATCTTAAAGCCGTTCACGGTCTAGATGCTGAAACAGAACTAGCGAACATTCTACAGTCTGAAATCTTAGTTGAAATCAACCGTGAATTAGTTCGTACAGTTTATTCTACAGCCGTAGCAGGCGCAGCAGGTACTGCAGTTGCAGGTACTTTCGATCTTGACGTTGACGCTAACGGTCGTTGGTCAGTTGAGAAATTCAAGGGTCTAATGTTCCAAATCGAACAAGAAGCCAACGCAATCGCTAAAGCTACTCGTCGTGGTAAAGGCAATATCGTTATTTGTTCTTCAGATGTTGCATCTGCTCTACAAATGGCCGGTATCCTTGACTACACTCCAGCTCTAAACGGCAACGCACTAGCCGTTGATGACACAGGCAATACATTTGCTGGTGTTCTAAACGGTCGCTACAGAGTGTACATCGATCCATATGCTGGCGCAAACTACCTAGTAGTTGGCTACAAAGGATCTTCTGCATTCGACGCAGGTCTCTTC